ACCAGTAGAAGTGCCAGCTATTTCTTGGCCAACCTCCAGATGACCTTCAACAATAGATACACCAGCAGAAATACCAGCAATCTTTTGACGACCCTTCAAGTTTCCATTAACAGTAGCGATTGCATTGATTTGACCATACAAAGGTCTCTCTATTGTTATGTCGTAATTCTGGAACGATACATACCCATTTCTAATAGAAGATAGAATAAATCGCAGTTTGTGACTCACGTGTCCATTCGGCGAATCACCTTCTTCAGTAGCCTGAGGATAGAAGTACGATGTGCCTGTTAATCCAGTTACAGTTCTCAGCAAATAATTATTTTGATTATAGATCTTCAACGTGTAGGTGGTCCCTGTCTCCGGACCGTAGTTGGTCGGATCAGTGTGTTTTATTATATTTCGTAATTGATCTTGACTTGTTCGATCACGATGAGACCAGGTCAACGTCGGCTGACCATAAAGATACTTTGGATATCGTTGATTGTTGATCTTAAAATTTCCGGACAGATATGGGCGAATCATTCGACTATTGAAGGCCGAAGATATCTCAATGGTAGCATCGTCGGCGTCGAGTGTCCCTTTTCCTGTCTTAGTGAGAAATTTTACATGAGGAGTATCACCGTTGGTATAATCATTATTAGCTGTGCAAATTCCAAGTCCAACAAACCAAATTCGGTTGCCGACAATGTGACTTGCCGGTCTTGTATCGAGAACTCCTCTCGCAACTGTTACTTTGTTGTTCTCGACGTCAACACTAAGAACAGCCATTATCTCATCGCCAATAATGGCACAATTATCCTTAATAACTTGATCAAAATCAATGATATTTTCTAATTCTATTTCGACATCATCAGCAGCTATTATTAGATCATTCTTAAGAATTGCTGAAGGAATAAATGATCCTGATCCATCATTTTCCCAGTCAAAACTGGAATTAAATCTTGTCAGTAGATCAAATTCATACGCATCATCAACAGGTTTCACCGCACAACATAACATTACAGCAGCATCATCATCGAGAATAGAAACTGCGTCTTGTCCCATAAGACTGCACAAAATAAAATATGGTGCTTCCATTAGCATTCTATAAATAGTGTCGATTGGATCATGAACTGGATTTTCCCACTGAGTATCAGATGGCACAGCATAGGTTGTATATGCTGTACCAAACACGTCTTCTACACACTGAAATGTTACTTCATTTTTGGTAGAACTCCCATAGTTTGCTTCAATTATTCTCACTGGCATATTAGATATGCCATAGTTCTTCCAAGAAAACTTAAAAACATCCCCAGGTTTTAGATGTGACATTCGTCTATTGCAAATCACACGAAAAGAAGCAAGCATAGAACTAAGCGATTTCAATTCTCTATTAGCTATCTTATTGGCTATGGTTTTGTCACACACCGATTGATAATCAAAAACCATCTCAACAATATCCCCTCCCTGTTTGTATATTAGAGCAGGGTCATGAACCATGACTGATCTACTTTTATCGTTGATCTTATCCCAGAATCTTACTACTACTTGATTAGGGATTTCACCATATCCTGGTCTATCAAATTCTTCTACAGCTATTATTTGTTCTTCGTTAAATGATTCAAGTTCATCAATGGAATAATCATCTCTAATTAGTTTAATTTCCCACTTACCAGAGCTCATATTTGGATATAAAATTCCGGCAATTGTTTCTAATATAGTTCCTATAAAATCTTCTACTGACGAGTCGGAATCCCACACAAATGAAAGACCAAAACCTTCATTATATATTGTATCAGCACATGCTTGAAAATTTGTGTTATTTATATCGTCAATAGAAAATCCAAGACCCCATTCCTGATCCAGAAGAGCTTCTCTTATTATATGAATAGGATTAAGATCATCATTGCCTATTTTGGCCTTAGCAATATACCATTGTGCTTCTCCACTGGTCAATTTGTCAGTTCTTTTTACCAGAAAACTCCATGGTTTTATATATCCACTTGTCCCTAAATACATTCCATTTCCTCGTTGTAAATATCTTCCACGAAGAATTACTCCAAGAAGTCCTCGAAAAGCTGAAATGTCATTGTGAAGTCTGCTATAAAGATAGGCATTTTGTAATTGATTACTTTCTCCATATTGAATATCAACTTGTCCAGAGATTCCACCTTCTTTGTCATCACCACCAAACACGTTTTCCGCAGATATTAAAGCTGTTGTGGTTCCATCTACCTTCTCGATCAGCGGCTTATCGACAGTTGGCCATATTACTTTTTCGCCAACCCAAATTTGTTTCACTCCATCGGCATTTCCGTGGCAAAGAATTAAATGCATTCCTAAATAATATCGATATCCGATAGTAACATGTTTATGACTGAACATCCCAGTCTTCATCTTCTTTTCTATAGAGCGGACTCCCAAATTTCCATACCAAACAACATTTGCTCCTTTAATTCGTCTTTTCCCAAAAATAACAGGGATTGATCTACCTTCTTCCGCAGTCGGAACTTCAAATGATTCAAGACCCGACGGACGAGGTTTTTGAAATTTTGGCTTTGGCCTAAGAAGTTCGGCTAAAGCCAACATAATTATTATTTTAACTATGAACCAAAACATAGAGTTATGTGTCTATCGAATCACCAATAAACGGATTCTTGATAGGAATATATCTTTGACCACCATAATTTAGTTTATTATTAAATTTGTTTTTGCATGTAGTTGATAAATGATCACATCCGGCATAAGCAATAAATGCGTCACCAGCTTTTAGATCATATATTCTTCCCAGTAGTTTTATTGCTGTTCCAACATGATACACTATCATTTGCGAAGAACCACCAGATTCAAGAAAACCACCAACAAACCATCCATCACTTTTTGTTCCAAATTCAGTCGCAGTAACATTTATGCCAGAAACTGTAAGAACAATTCCCTGAATTTTGTAATCTGTTTTAGAAATAGTGCATCTTGTTGAATACAATGGAAAACCACATAATCGCAAGTATTTACGCATCAAACCAAGTCGTTTGAGACTACCTATTTTTGAATTAGCCACAATAATAGCAGTTTCGGACTTGAACTTTACTGCAGCAACTGTTCCTTTCCAATAAACAACAAAGTCACCAGCATGACCTCGATAAATGACAAGAGACACAACTCCATCGATCGGAGCAAATATGTAATTTATTGCAAACGGATTAAGTCTATCAACTTCTATTTCGAGAGTATTTTTCAGCGAATTAGTAGAAAGTACAACATCCCCTCTCTTAATGAGCTTCGGAACATATTGTCTCGCCTGGAAGATAATTGATTCGCTTGTATTCGTATATGTCCAATAGAGGTCACCCTTATTGAAACAGTAAAGTTCTACTGGCTGTCCTTCGCTGAGACTTTGTTCCGATTCAGCGTATCCCATTATTCTACTCTTACAAGATCAGCTCTACATTCGTTTCTGTGAGCAAACAACCAGTCTATTTCAACACTGTCCGAAGCCAGTCTACACTTATCAACAAAGCATATCTTACAATCATCGACTTCGGCCACCCTTCCAATAGAAGCATTTATATCTATTCTTTCCTTACTGTCATCTATTTCAGTTATGTCGATAATTTTCCTAATGATCAATGTATCATCAGGAAAGATAAATCCAACATAGGTTCTAAGATTGTTCAATTTCATATTAGTGGCGAGCTTTATGTTTTCTATAAAGAAATAGGTATCAGTCCCACCCATGTTTTCCTTGAGAATAAGATCGTTTCTAAAAGTAGGTACAAGAACAGCTCTCTGTTTTCCGTTCATCCAGTGAAGAAACTGCCTAAAGAACCAACACTCCTCCTTTGAGTCTTGAATAAATATGTGATTCTGGGAGAGAAGATTAAATTCTGCGTTGCTTCTCATCTTAAAATCGCCGACTTCAAAATCTACAACCTCCATCTGAGCATCACTTTGTTCGTTGTGAATATCTTCCATAAAAGTTGGTGATGCCAGAATTCCAAAGTTATCATAAACGACCGGTGGAACATAGCCAGTTATATTAGTGTTATCTATCACAGAAAATAAAGCTTCAACAATAGAAGCTTCGGAATTGAGTCTTTTCTTATCGTTTTTAGACGTCATGTAAGCTATTCTAA